GCTGATATTACCGTAAGGTTGCATCCACAGCAACTAGAAATCTTTAATTCCCCTGCTCGATTCAAGGTAGTGGCCGCTGGCCGTCGCTGGGGGAAATCCCGGCTGGCCGCATGGATGATGTTGATCGCTGCTCTCCAATCGACTTCCAAAGAAGTCTATTATGTGGCTCCAACTTTCCAACAAGCTAAAGATACCATGTGGGATATGCTCAAGGAAATTGGCAAGGATGTTATTGCCCAAGCCCATGAGAATACTGCTGTCTTGACTTTGATAAATGGACGCAAGATTTATCTGAAAGGATCAGATCGGCCAGAAACCCTACGGGGAGTTGGCCTCTGTTTCTTAGTCTTGGATGAATATGCCTCCATGAAACCCAACGTGTGGGAACAAATTTTGATGCCTACCCTGACTGACGTACAGGGTAAAGCTTTGTTTATTGGAACTCCTGAAGGAAAGAATCACTTTTATGACCTCTATCTTGAAGGAATGGGTAGCCCGGATGAATGGGAATGCTGGACATTCAATAGTATCGACAATCCCTTCCTACCGAAAGGGGAAGTTGAAAAAGCCCGGAACCGAATGGGTGAACAATCCTTCCGGCAAGAGTATGAAGCTTCCTTTGAATCCTTCTCTGGTGGCATTTTTAAAGAAGAATGGCTCAATTATTGTGAACCCAGCGACCCTATGGCTGATGGTGTTCACTATATTGCTGTCGATCTAGCTGGATTTGGCGATGTCGGTAACACCGACGCCAGCAAACTGAAGCGATTAGACCAAACTGCCATTTCGGTGGTTCACGTATCACAAAATCAATGGCGTGTCCGGGAAATCTTCTACGGAAGATGGAATGTCCGGGAAACCGCTGTCCGAATTCTGAGGGCTGCTCAGCAATACCACGCCGTTTGCGTGGGAATTGAGCAAGGTTCCCTCAAAAATGCCGTCATGCCGTATCTGGAAGATACCATGCGGCGATTGAATTGCTATCCCCGAATAGAAACCCTGTTGCATGGTGGTAAGAAGAAGACGGAACGGATTGCATGGGCACTCCAAGGCCGATTCCAACATGGCAGGGTGGTTCTAGAGAAATCTGGAGACTGGGTACGCACGTTTAAGAACCAATATATGGATTTCCCCAACCCCATGTCACATGATGATTTGCTAGATAGTCTAGCCTACATTGACCAAATTGCAATTAGTGATTATGGGCAATCAATTATCACAGAAGACTGGGAACCACTAGACGTAACTTCGGGATACTAATAAATGCCAGTTATCAATACACCAGAACAAGAGAAAGAACAGAGTTCCAATCTGCTGGCTTGGCTGATGCCGAAGCTGAAAGCATGGGAACAATACCGGGATGACAATTTCCGGGACAAATGGCATGAATATTACCGCCTGTGGCGTGGTATTTGGATTACGGAGGATCAAAACCGCAAATCCGAACGTAGCCGATTGATTGCGCCTGCTCTCCAGCAGGCTATTGAAGCCTCTGTGTCTGAAATTGAGGAAGCAACTTTTAGCCGGGGGGTGTGGTTTGACATGATCCCTAGTGCTGATGATGATGATCCAGACAAAATCCAGAAACTCCGTGCCAAATACAAGGAAGACTTGGAACGGGAAGGGGCTGTAGATGCTCTGTGTGAAATTGTCTTGAATGCAGCCCTGTATGGCACGGGTATTGGTGAATTATTGGTTGAAGAAAAGTTTGAATACAAAGTTATCTCCAAACCTATTCCCGGAACTGTGGCAATCCAACGGGATGCCATCAAAGTTCCGTATTTCTGTGTCCGATTAAACCCAGTATCCCCTAGTAATTTCCTAATAGACCCCTCAGCCACCAAAATCGACTCTGGTTTGGGTGTGGCTGTGCAGGATGTCATGCCTAAATATCAAGTTGTCAGTCTCATTGAGGATGGGACGTACAACAAAGTGGTTCTTGGAACTTTCACTGATATGGCAGATGGCCGGTCTATTGGGGAACACGATTCCCTGAATGACCAAGACGATAAAACCAAAGTCACTCGATATTATGGGAAAATCCCCCGGAAATATTTGGATGAAGCCAGCGGCGATAAGAAAGTGAAAGCTGCCCCGGCTGAGACTGGGGCAGAGGAGGAATATAAAGACCCAGAATGGGAATTAGTCGAAGCAATGGTGATTATCGCTAATGATAGCGTGATCCTGAAAGCTACGGAAAACCCATTCTTTATGAAAGACCGCCCGGTTATTGCATTCCAATGGGATAAAGTACCAAATCGGTTTTTCGGGCGGGGTGTAGCTGAAAAAGGTTACAACCCTCAGAAAGCTCTGGATGCAGAACTCCGCGCCCGGATTGATGCTCTGGCCTTGATTAGCCACCCTATGGTGGCAATGGATGCCACTCGTCTCCCACGCGGAGCCAAGTTCGATATCAAACCGGGTGCCACCATTCTCACTACGGGCAACCCGAGTGAAGCCATTATGCCATTTAACTTTGGCAATCTTAATGCTTCCACGTTTAACCAATCTGGTGATATGGAACGCATGGTGCAGATGGCTACGGGTGCTATGGATTCTGCTTCTCCGATTGGGCAAAGCCCACGAAATTCCACCTCTGGTGGTATGAGCCAGATGAATGGGGCCATGATTAAACGGGCCAAACGCAATCTGCTCAATTTCCAAAATAGCTTTTTAGTCCCCTTTGTGGAAAAAGCATTTGTCCGGTATGTCCAATTCGACCCCCGGAATTATCCCACGGATGGATTCAAATTCACCGCTGTAGGTACGCTAGGCATTATGGCAAGGGAATTTGAACAGCAATTGTTCATTCAACTGCTGTCGGTTACACCTAAAGAATCCCCTGTCCTACCCATCATCATCAAAGGCATTGTGGAGAACTCCAGCATTTCAGCACGGGATGACCTGCTTGAAATGATTGAGAAAGCTTCCGCTCCTGATCCACAGAAACAACAGTTGGAAATGATGGAACAGCAAACCAATCTGGAATACAAGCAAGCCCAGACCAATTACTTGAATGGTCAATTGAAGGGTATTCAGATGAAAGCTCAATTGGATGCCATCAAGCTCCAACAGGAACACAACCCTGACAAGCCTAATCCTGAATTGCAGCTAGAAGCCCAACGGTTGATTTTGGAGGATTCCTTTAACAAGGCGAAGCTGGCTCTACAGACTAGAGAGTTGGAAATGCTACATGCTGTAGAAATGGAAAAACTAGCCTTACAACGGGAAGAACTCCGAATCAAAGAAAAGGATGTGAACCTAACTGCGATTGGAAAGCAAGTGGCAGTACAAGCTAAATCTGAAATACAACCCAAAGAGATAGGAGAGTAAATGGCCCTCGTAACTACCATTTATGGTGATATGGACGAAAGTCTGTTGGAGAAAGAAATCCTGTTTGAAGAATATCCAAACGTGGAAGTCACCATCACTCGTTACACCCTGAGAGGGGAAGAAGTTCACCGCAGTCCTCATATCAAAATCTTACAATGGCCCCAAGAGGCCAATATTGAACAAGGAGTTATAAATGGCTAATTCTCAAGCAATGGCAACTAGCTTTAAGCAAGACCTGCTTAATGGCAAACATGCCTTTGGTGCTTCGGTGGTTCGTGCTTCCACGGCTGCTGATAGCTTCAAGGTTGCTCTCTACCTGACCAGTGCATCGAATGGTGCGGCTACTGCTGCCTATACATCT